GAGGGATTTAGACAAAGATAAATTAATTGGTTGTTGTATGTTTAATAAATCAGAATATTTTTTTAGTAAAAGCGAAATTATGCAAATACAAATAGTGTATATTAAAAAAGATTATAGAAATTTTAAATTAGTAAAGACTTTAATTGATAGTGTTAAAAGACAAGCTGATGGTTTGCCTATAGTTTTATCTATTACATCTGGATTAGGCATAGACCCAGTTTTTGAAAAATTAGGTTTTAAAAATATGGGTAGTAACTGGAGATTTTTGTAAATGGGCGGTTGGAATCCTATTGATGACATAATAGATATTATTGATGATATTGTTGATGGTATTACCGATATTATTGAAGATGTTATAAGTTGGTTAATACCAATGCCAGAAATACCAGATTTTGGCACATTAAGACCAGACCAAAATGCAAGAGGAATATTAGTTAATAAATTTAGTGCTAATGCTCACATACCAATTATTTATGGAACAAGAAAAGTTGGTGGTAATATTGTTTTTTTAGAAACTTCTGGAACTGATAATGAATATTTATATATGGCATTGGTTTTAAGTGAAGGCGAAATTGATGAGGTTACTGCCCTTTATGTAAATGATAAAAGAGTATATTTTGATGGTGGGGCATTAAATGATAATGTGCAAAGAACTGTAGTAAGCACAGACCAAAATTTTTATGATACAGAAAATTCAGAAAGTTTAATAACAGCAGAAGCCCATTTTGGCTCAGATACACAGACATCATCAAGTTTATTATCATCAAGTGGGATAGGTGAACCAACAACCTCATGGCAATCAATACATAAATTACAAGGTTTGGCTTATATTGCTTTAAGGTTTAAATGGAACGCTGATAAATTTGGCTCAATACCTCAAGTGCAAGCCCTAGTAAAAGGTAGAAAAATTTATGACCCAAGATTAGATAGTACTGTTACTGGTGGTAGTGGTAGCCATAGAAAAGATGATAAATCAACTTGGGCTTATTCAGATAATCCTATACTGCAATTACTAGATTATTTAAGAAATGATAGATTTGGTATGGGTATTACTAACAGTTATTTTGATAGTAATTTTGCAGATTGGCAAACAGCATCAAATGTCTGCGATACACAAGTGCAACCTTTAGAGGGTGTTTTCTTTGATATACACCCTTATGGAATAGGTTATGACACAGCAGTAAGCCTAAATACAATTAGCTTAATGAGCAGTAATACAGTAGTAGATACAGCTAAAACAGCCATAGATAATGTAAAAGATTTTGTAAGGGGTTCTAGGTCTTTCCTTAACTTTTCAGCAGGGAAATATAATATATTAGTTGAAACATCTGGCACAGCATCAATTACTTTAACAGAAGATAATATTCTTGGTGGTATAACTGTTTTAAGTAAAAATAAAAATTCAAGATATAATAGGGTTATTGTTAATTACATAGAACCTACTAAAAATTATCAATCAGATTCAGCACAATTCCCACCAATAGTAGATACAGAATTACCTACAGCAGACCAATTTGAAACAATGAAAGCTGAAGATGGTGGTATATTATTAGAGGGTAGATTTGATTTTTCTATGATGACTAATAGTTTTCAAGCAGAAGAAATGGCTGAAATAATATTAAGGCGTTCAAGGTCAAGTTTAAATATATCCTTTAAAGCTGATGCTACAGCATTAGATTTAGCTATAGGTGATATAGTCAATGTGACTCATGCTACTACTGGTTTTTCTGCTAAACCTTTTAGAGTTCAAGGAATGACTTTAAATGCTGACCATTCTATTAGCCTAACTTGTTCAGAGCATCAAGATAGCTATTATTCTTTTGGAACAAAGCAAACACCAGATGAAATAGTTGATACAACCTTACCAAACCCATTTATAGTACAAGCTCCAGTTTTATCAGTATCAGACGAATTAAGGGCTTTAAATGAAGAAGCTATAAGTATTTTGATTGTAAATGTTCAAGCTACTGACCAATTTATAACAGATTTTGAGGTTCAAGCTAAAAAGACAACAGACACCAATTATATAAACTTAGGTAGGGGTGCTAGTTCTAATTTTGAATTACCAAACGTAGAAGATAATGCTGTTTATGATGTTAGGGCAAGGTCTGTAACTTCTGTTAGTAGGTCAGTATTTATATCAGCACAACATCAAGTAATAGGTAAAACTGCACCACCTGCTGATGTAACGAACTTTCAAGTTAATATCATTAATACAGAAGCCCATTTAAGTTGGACACCAGTACCAGATTTAGATTTATCACATTACATAATAAGACATTCACCATTAACTAGTGGTGCTATATTTTCAAATGCAACAAATTTAATAAATAAAGTATCAAGACCTGCAAACACAGTAACAGTTCCTGCATTAACTGGCACTTATTTTGTAAGGTCAGTAGATAAAATTGGATTAGCATCAGCTAATGCAACAAGTAATGTTACTTTAATAGATGATATTAAAAATCTAAATTTAGTTGCTACATCAACACAACACCCTAATTTTACAGGAACAAAAACAGATGTGGTTGCAGTTGATAATGCACTAATTTTAGATACTGCAACTGATTTTGATGATACAGCAGGTAATTTTGATGATGGTTTAGGGTTATTTGATAGTGGTAGTGGTACTGTTGCATTAACTGGAACTTATGAATTTGATACATATATAGATGTTGGTGCAGTTTATACTAATCGAATAACTGCGACTGTTCTTTCTCAACGTCTTGATTATGTAGATACTTTTGATAGTGCCAATGGGTTATTTGATGATGCAGAGGGATTTTTTGATGGTGATGTGGCAACATACGGAGATGTTAATGTAGAATTACAAATAGCTAGAACTAGAGATGACCCAACTACTGGAACACCAACTTATACTGAATTTCAAAAATTTAATGTAGGTGATTATATTGGCAGAGGATTCAAATTTAGAGCAATTTTAACAAGTACAAATTCAGAGTCAACACCTAGAGTTACACAATTATCAGTAACTGTTGATATGCCAGAAAGAGTTTATAGTGAAAAAGATATAGCAAGCGGAACTGACACAAATGGCAAGGTTATAACTTTTAGTCCTGCATTTAAGGAAATACAAGGTGTAGGAATAAGTGCAAGTAACTTGGCTAGTGGTGATTATTATGCTATAACGAATAAAAGTGCTACTGGTTTTACAATAGAGTTCTTTAACAGTTCAAATACCACAATAGACAGAACTTTTGATTATGTGGTTAGAGGATATGGCGAACTAGCTAGTTAGAAAGGACAAAATATGTCGCAAAATGATTTTACTATTGCCAATCAAGGTTTTCCTGCTTTTAGGTCTGATTTAAATTCAGCATTACAAGCATTAGCCAGTAATAACTCTGGGGCAACTGCACCAAGTACAACCTTTGCTAATATGTGGTGGTATGATAGTGCCAATAATATTTTATACATAAGAAACGAAGATAATGATGCTTGGATACAATTTGCAACATTAGACCAAACTAATGATTTATTTGTGGTTACTTCATCAATAGATGTAGGCGATAACGTAAAGGCTAAGTTTGGCGATGGCGATGACTTAGAGATTTATCACGATGGGACTAATAGCTACATTGATGATGCTGGCACTGGTGGATTAAATATTCGTGGTGCTTCTTATATCAATCTTCAGAAATATACTGGAGAAACGATGGCGTTATTTAATGCTGATGGTGCTGTTGAATTAAGACATAACAATGAAACCAAATTCGCCACCACGTCAACAGGCATACAAGTAACTGGTACTGCACTAGCAACAACAGACACAGACACAACTAATACTGGTTCAGTAACACTAGACTTTCAAGCCAATCAAAACTTTGTCCTTACACTTACTGGGAATGTAACATTAGCAAATCCAACAACAGAGCAAGTAGGTCAGTCTGGGTTTATAACATTTATACAAGATGGAACTGGTGGCAGAACAGTATCGCTAGGCACAGATTATGAGACAGCAGGTGGAGCAGGTTTAACTTTATCAAGTACAGCAAGTGCTACAGATGTAGTGCCTTATATAGTGGTCGCATCTAATCGTATTTTGTTAGGCACACCACAATTAGCTTTTAGTTAGGAGCGATAATGTCTGGTCCTTTTGGTTCTTCACAATGGATGTATGCTTCTGGAGGTTTCTACAATGGTGTAGCTACACAGTCATTACGTTTTAATGATGGTGATAGTGCTTATTTAACTAGAACCCCATCTATTGCAGGAAATCAAAAAACGTGGACTTGGAGTGGTTGGGTTAAGCGTGGTAATTTAGGTGGAACAGATACGCTTTTAAGCGTATATGATAATTCTGTTGGAGAAATTTTAGTTTATATAGATTCAAATAATCAGTTTAGTTTATATTGGAATGTTGTTGGTGTAAATAGTGGCTCTGTAACAGCTTCTAATTTATTGAGAGATAGTTCTGCTCATTATCATTTACTTGTTGTTTTTGATACAACACAAGGAACAGCTTCTAATAGAGTTAAATTATATATTAATGGAACATTAGCGTCTCTTTCTGCTTCAACATACCCTAATCAAAATCAAGATTTATTATTAAATTCTACTAATGAAATTCGGATAGGTTATGCAGTATATAATAATCATCCTTATGATGGCTACCTATCAGAAGTAAACTTCATAGATGGTCTAGCACTAGACCCAACATCATTTGGCGAGTTTAAAAATGGTGTATGGATACCCATAGAATATACTGGCTCATATGGCACTAATGGTTTTAGATTGCAATTCAATCAAACTGGAACTGGTACTGCATCATCTAGCACAATAGGAGCAGACACTAGTGGTAATGACCATCACTTTTCATCTAGTGGTATAGTTGCTTCTGATTGTGATATGCCTGATAGTCCTGAGAATAACTTTTGTACAATGAATCCATTATGGTATCCTGCAGGAACATTATCAGAGGGTAATTTAAAATTTATTCCAACTGTTAGTAGTGATACAGGTACAGTTAGTACTTTTGTTCCCACAGGAAAATCCTACTGGGAGGTTTACATTGTTAGTGGTTCAGCTAGTAGCTTATATATGGGTATTGTTAAAACATCTGCTATAAGCAACAATTATAATACAAGTTCAGCTGATTGGGTATTCTCACAAGGAAGTGGTGCTTATAGAAAATATGGTACATTGACTTCTGGGCAAACGACTTGGGGTGCATCGGATATTTTAGGATTAGCTTATGATACTGAAGCTACCACATTATATGTATATAAAAATAATGCTCTTATTTCCACAATCACTGGTCTTGAAGATGTAGAACACTACGTTTTAATTGCAGGTAATACCACTAGTGAAGCTATGGTAGCAAACTTTGGACAAGACTCATCATTTGCAGGAAACACAACAGCAGGTGGAAACACCGATGCAAATGGCAAAGGTGACTTTAAATATGCACCACCGAGTGGCTATCTAGCATTATGCACAGCTAATCTTCCAGAGCCTACTATTAGTCCTAATGCAGATACACAAGCTGATGATTATTTCAATACAGTTCTTTATACTGGAGATAGCTCAACAAGTCGTGCCTTAACTGGTGTTGGATTTCAACCAGATTTTGTTTGGATAAAATCAAGAAGTACAGCTAACAACCACAACTTAAATGACTCTGTTCGTGGTGCAAATAAACAACTTTATTCTAACTTAACAGATGCAGAAACATCTCAAACAAATAATTTAAAATCATTTGATAGTGATGGGTTTACTTTAGGTTCTGATGGAGATGTTAACTTTTCGCCAAGAACATATGTAGCTTGGAACTGGAAAGCAGGAGGAACTGCTGTAAGCAATACAGATGGTAGTATTACGAGTAGTGTGAGTGCAAACACAGATGCAGGGTTTAGTATTGTTACTTATACTGGTACTGGTTCGGCTGTTACAGTTGGACATAATTTAGGTGCAGTTCCATCTATGTTTATAGTAAAAAGAAGAAATGGGACAAGTGGTTGGGCAACTTATCATAAAGACTTAACAAGTGCATCATATTATATTCAAGTAAATGATACTGGTGGTGAGTCACTTGGCAATAATGTTTGGAATCAAACAGACCCAACCTCAAGTGTTTTTACTGTAGGAACAGATTTAAGTGTAAGTAGTGGTACTTATGTAGCCTATTGTTTCGCAGAGATAGAGGGTTACAGTAAATTTGGCAGTTATACTGGTAATGGCTTATCAGATGGCACGTTTGTTTATACTGGATTTAGACCTGCTTTTATTATTACCAAAACATCATCTCATGTAAGTAGTTGGTCTATTGTAGATACTACAAGAGACCCATTTAATATAGTAAATCAATACATACTTGCCGAAAGTAGTGGTGCTGAGGGTGATTTTGATTCCTTTGATATTTTATCAAATGGGTTTAAGGCAAGAACCACAAATGCTGAACGTAATGGTAGTGGAAGAACAGTAATTTATATGGCATTTGCCGAAGCACCTTTTAAATATGCTAATGCAAGATAGGAGTAAATAATGGCTTGGTTATACAATGGAAGAACTCTAAAAGTTGGCAAGAGTTGGACTGATGATAATGGATATAAACATCCTTATAATTGGGCATCAGCTTGGTCAGATGACGATAAAACCCAATGGGGTGTAACGTGGCAAGATGACGAGGACACAAGCTATGACAATAGATTTTATTGGGCAAGAGATGTAGAACGTAGCTTAGATGATATTAACGTAGTAGATGAAGATGGTAATGCAGTCATTGACCCTACTACTGGAGTGCAACAAGTTCAGTTAGGTCTTAAATCACAATGGATAATCCAAACAAAAGTAACTGCAAATGAAAAGTTGAAAGTCCACGATTGGCAAGTCACAAGGAAATATGAAAAGGCTATAGATATTGATAGTGATGTAGCGACATATAGAGATGCAGTTAGGTCAGCTTGTAACACAATAGAGAACTCAATTACTGCTTGTGCAGATTTAGATGCTTTCAAGGCTTTGTTTGTAGTGCCTACAGATGCTGATGGCAATCCTACTGGCAATGCTCCAATCTATGATTTTCCAGACGAGATATAAATGGAAGTTGATGGAGCTATAATTTGGAATATAATTTTAACATTAGTTATACTGCCATATGCTTGGGCATTTAAAAACCTACATGCTGAAGTTTCTAGGCTTCAAATACTTTTAAACAAAACAAGAGAAGAATATGCTTCAAAGGAAGATTTAAGAGATACATCAAGTCGTATAATGGATTGCTTACACAGATTGGAAGATAAGTTAGACAAAGTTTTAAGTAGGTAAATATGGTAGTTGCTGAAATTCTTACTGGTATAGCTCTAGTTCAAAAGTCAGTAGATTTCATCAAGGGCAACATAGGTACTGTAAACGACATTAAAGACATTGCTAAACAGATAGATGGCTTTTTTCAAGGCGAAGAGCAGATGAATAAAGGTCAAGGAAAAGGTCTATCAATAAAAGAGCAATTTGGTTCAGTAGAAAATTCTGCTACAGATTTCATAGATAGAAAACTTTTAGAAGAAAAACGACAAGAACTAAAACAACTTATTAACCTTAGATTTGGACCTACTGCTTGGGATACAATATTAGCTGAAAGAGCAGAAAAAATAAACCAAGCTAAAGAAGCTCAAAAGCAAGCAAGAATAAAAGCTAAAAAAGAACAAGAAGAAATATTAGAGGTTGTTAAATGGGTTGCATATGGGTTTATCATCATTGGTTTATTAATGGCTATGATAGTTTTTGGTGTAAAGGCTTTCGCAAAAGGTAAAATTTATAATGCACCTAAAGACTATACAAGAAACCAAAAGTTAAATAATGGCACTATAACACCACCTAAAATGACTACTTGTAGATTGAAGAAACAACAAGTTTTCAAGGATAAAATGGCTTGTATCTATCAAGGTGCTAATGCCACATTTGAATTAGAATTTACAGATATAAGAGTTGGTTGCCCTAAACAGTATCGTTGTGTTTTTAATCCTAATGGAGAAGAACCAAGCATAGATAAAGTAATGGAAAGTTTGAGGAGTATAGCTAAATGACAGCTTTCTTACTTGCTTGTACATTAAATGGTATTGCTAATGGAGGGATATACTTTCGCAATGTAAATGTATGTATGCACTATAGAGACACACTTAACCAACAAACATATATGAAAGACGATAAACCACAAGTGTATGAATGTATGTGTAAACTTGTACCTTTTGTAGATACTGAGAAAGTGAGGGTTTATTAATGGTATCAGTTGAACAGTTTCTTAAATGGAAAATACTACCAAGATGTATGATGCTTGCTAGTACAGTTATGTCTTGGAGATGTGCTGAATGGTTTATGGATTTAGATGCACCCACAGCTAGTCAATCAGCTTTTGTATCAGTTGTAATGGGTGTTATGACAGGTGTATTTGGTATTTGGATGGGACACGAACATAAAGGGGATAAATAATGGATATAGAGCATTTAAAAAAAGATATCATGTTTGAAGAGGGTGTTAAGTATGAAGTCTATAATGACCATCTTGGATATAAAACATTTGGTGTAGGGCATTTAGTAAGGGCTACAGACCCAGAAAATAATATGGAAGTAGGCACAGAAGTATCTAAGGAAAGAGTTGATGAATGTTTTGAGGTTGATTTATATGTTGCCATTAATGACGCTGAAAAGTTCTGCGAGGGTATGGAACTAGACGATAATATAAAAGAATGTGTTACCCATATGGTGTTTCAGTTAGGTTTACCAAGATTAAATAAATTTAGAAATTTTAAACAAGCCTTAGTTGATGGAGATATTGCAAAAGCTCAAGCTGAAATGAAAGATTCACTTTGGTATAGGCAAACCACTAATAGGGCTGAAAGACTTATAGAGAAGATGGGTAAAAGCATCTAAGTCATTGATTTATAAGGGTTTTTCCCTGGAAAGTGAGGTATAATGATACAAGCATTAATAGGACCAGTTACAGGGCTTTTAGATAAGTTTATAGAGGATAAAGACCAAAAAGCTAGATTAGCACATGATATAGCGACTATGAGCGAGAAACACGCCCAAGAGCTTGCTAAAGGGCAATTAGAAATAAACAAAGCAGAAGCACAGCATAAATCTATATTTGTAGCAGGTTGGAGACCCTTTATAGGTTGGACTTGCGGAATAGCTTTATGTTGGCACTTTGTTTTACAGCCTATAGTTATCTTTTTAACAGCTTATTTAGGTGTGGCACTCCCAGAGCTACCAACCTTTGATATGGGTTCATTAATGACTGTTTTAATGGGTATGCTCGGCTTGGGTGGACTTAGGACATATGAAAAGCAGAAAGGTTTAACAAAATGAGATGTGAAACTTGTAAGGCGTATGAGTGTGATAAAGAAGAATGTAATTGTAAATGCCACACTCGGGAGAA